TACTTGATAAAAAATTCTTTAATCTTCCTTTATATTGATTATACTCCATTACTTTACTTTTATTATTACGCTTTACATACATACTATTTGCTTTCATTACTCTTAATCTGCTTATATTCTTTTTATCAAATAAATCAATCTCCATAAAACCGTTACCCTTAGATACACCTTCTTTAATCCAGGGTCTTATTTTAGATTTAAAACTTGACTCATCAATAAAACTATCAAGTAATGCCTGGCTATTTGGATTATCTACTTTAACAGTGAAATCTCCTATAATTGCATCTACTATCTTATCGACTAACGCATTTGCTATTCCTACATTATCTAATATTTTATCAATTAAATCAAAATTAAAAGGATGCTCTGCTCCTAATCCTTTAGGAAATCTAACAGGAATATCTTCTACTTCTCCTTTGAATGTTTCGTTTAATACATTTCTTTTATATTCCTCTGGAGATACTGCTAAATAATTCATTACTAAATCTTCTTTCATTAATAAAGTAATCTTTTTTAATTTAAATATATTAGGATATTTTATATATATAACTATGCGATGTGTGGTTTAATAGTTATCTACGCCACATGCGGGACATACCATTGTTGAAGTGCAAAATAACAACGCATCATCATAGCGTCCGCGAAGTCAGGAGAGCGTCTTAATGATTCGTATATTTGTTCTTTAGAAATTATGTCAAGTTTACCTTCTTTTAATATTTGATTATCTGTGCCTGTTGCTGTTTTTGATTTGATTTGTTCTAATTCTTCTATAATGAACCCCTTGATTTCCATTGGAACATCATAACAAGCAATATTACCAGAATTAACTATTTCTGCTAATTTAAAATAACATTGAGTTTTAAGGTTTCGATAATTATGAACTTTTTTTGTATATTCCGTCTCTATTGGAATTGAATTATTTACAAATCCTTTTACATTATCTATAAAATCAACAACACCACCACCAATTCCATCTTCGTCAATTATAATATTAGAATAAGGAACTCTATGTATTTGTGCTAAATTAACTAATAACTCTACTACTTCTTTAACGCTTGATTTAGGTAAATAAATAACTTTCTCTATATGCCATTCTCTCCAGACTATTGCTACTGTTTTATCATCCCCAAATCTTGCTACATCACAACTAATATAATTCTGTGCTCCTATTGGGATATCAAGTTTATTAGTAAAAATGTCAAGTATTTTATCATATTCGAATAAAATAGACGGATCATCATCATAGTTCCAGTTGCCGAATAATAATCTTTCTTTAGAATTTTTGTCTAACTTCAATAAATTTTCTTTATAGTATTTACTCATAAAAGGATTATCGCCTACTAAGGCAGGTATGAACTTTCTATAAGATTCTAACTTATCTTCTGTCCAGGGCCTCCAGTAATTTTTATATGCCCAATTCTTTGCTGGATTTGATGCCATTAATAACTTTGGTACTAAATTAAACTCATCTAACTTAAATCTTAGTCTACTCATTACTATGTTCTTTGCTTTTTCTGTTATCTCGCTTACTTCATCCATAAAAGCACCTGTATATTCAGTAGAACCAAGACTATCAAATTCTGGATCTGTGGGGTATAAAAATAAATCTTTTAGATATACAGACGAACCATTAGTAAAATGCACCACTCCTTCTATTGCATTATATTTCCAATCTACTCCATTCTTTAGACCCCACGCCCTAAGTATAGCTAAAAACGACAGAAACGTGCTTTCCTTAAGACTTTTTAGCCTTGCTCGCCCCATTAACCATCTTGTTCCTGGATAGGCTAAACAAGAAAAAATTAACCAAATACATCCTAAATAAGACTTACCACCTCCCGCACCACCACCAAAAAATAGTTCAGTTGTTTTATTATCTCTTAAAATTTCAAATGCCTGCTTTTGTTTAGGACTTAATTGAAGATTGATCTCCATCTGGTTTCTTTTCCTCAATTATTACTTTAATCTGTTCTCCGTGATGTTCTATTAATTGTTCTGAACGTTCTATATATCCTCTTTGCTTTCCTTTGCATTTAAGGAAGAATATAACTGCTGCTGTATTCTTTTCTTTCATCATCTTAAATAAAGCATTTTCTGCAAAATCTAATACTAAGTCATCTAAGGCATCTACTTCTTCTTTGTATTTAGGGTCTTGTTTCATCCATTTGTAATGAGTTGTTCTATTTACTCCTGTTTGTTTGGCTGCTGCTGTTACTACACCTAATTGTTCTTTTAATGCTTCTATGAATAATTTCTTTTTACCTTTCATTTGTTGATTTTAGTTGCTGTTTTACCAGTGAATTTCTCCCACCTGTTGATTATTACTTGTGCGTATAAAGGTTCTATCTCTATAACTCTACATTTTCGGCACATTATCTCGCTAGCTATGAGAGTGCTGCCAGAACCCCCATAGGGCTCCATTATAAGCTCTTGGGGGTTAGATAACACCTTTAGGTAGGGTATTAGTATAGGTAATGGTTTTGTCCCAAACACTAAGCTTTGACCGCTTTGGCTCGCGCTATCTGGTGCTGATGTTATGTGATCCGTCACCTTAGCCGTAGCCTTACCTTTTTTTCTATTAAAAGACGCTTTCCCATTATACCCATAAATGGCTATTTCATAATTATTCACCAATTTCTCTCCTCTTTCTGATAAAAATTTGGTATATTCTTCTTCTTCCACGTCATTAACTTCTTTATCTTTAAAGCTCGCGAGAATGGCAATATCATACTTATTAAATAAAAATCCCTTTCTAGAAAAACCTTGACATCTACTAGGCAAGTGCCATATAACCATGTTTTTAATTTTCCAGTATTTCTCTACTGCTCCCCATAATTCTGGCGTATTTTTCCAGTTCTCAAATATCATCACATTAGATCCCTCTCTGTTTTGATATTCATTGGCTATTTTTAACCACTCATCAAATTCTGGCACTCCCCCGGCCCTTTCAACTCCTAAATATCTTCTTTGTGCTCTATATCCAAATCCACCTTTAGTTTTAACTTTTCCCTTAAATCTTCCCTTAGATATAATTGGTTTACCATCCTTGTCTGTTTGTCCTACGCTTAAATAGTTTTTATCTTTGAAGTGTTTGCCTCCGCCTAAACTTCTTACTCTTTTTGTATATGCTAATTTATAGGGTGGATCGGTAAACATAAAATCAAACCTTTCTTCTCCTAGTAATTTTTTCCACGCTTCTGGATCTGTTGCGCTTCCTACTATTAATTTATGTTCTCCTAATTGATATAAATCGCCTGTTTTTATTGTGCATTCTTGTTGCTGCGCTTTTTCTATTTCTTCGTCTATATCAAAATCATCATCTTTTTTTAAATTTAATAATTCGTTTAACTCCCTGTCTTCAAACCCAGTTAAATCCAAATCAAATCCAACTAAATTTAATTTTCCTAATTCTTGTTTAAGTAAATCCGTGTCCCATTCTGCATATTCTATACTTTTATTATCCATAATTCGAAATGCTTTTATTTGGTTTTCATTTAAATCACTTGCATAAATAACTGGGATTTCACTTATTCCTAATTTAATCGCTGCTTTTACTCTTGTGTGTCCACAAACTATTACGTTATTTTTATCTAAGACAATAGGTACCTTAAATCCGAACTCTTTAATTGATTTTGCTACTATGTCTACTGCTTTATCGTTCTTTCTTGGATTATTCTTATAGGGAACAATCTCTGCTATTGGTATTGTTTCAACTTCCATAAATATAATAGAATATTAAACTAAATCTACTATTTTAGACTTTTTTGCGATTCTCTTAATACACTTTATTCCGTTTAATGCACCACTTTTTTTTACATAACCTTCGCTTACACAGACTACTTTTCCATTATCTGCAATTAAGTTAAATCTATATTCTCTAATTACGTCTTTAAATATTACAAATTTTGACATTTTACCTCCTTTTGACTTTTGGTTCGTTCAATTCATTACTTATTGATTTGTCTAATATTGCTCTGTTTTTAATTGCTCTTGTGATTGCTTCTGGACCTGATTCCATTACTTTGTAAATTTGTCCGTAGCCTTTGTATTTGTAAGTAATTACTTTCATTTGAACACTTAAACCAGGATTTCTATTAGTTAAATTAGAATCTGCTCTTTCGTGTTCTTCTATTATTTCAAAGTTATCTAAATTACTATACTTATCCCAGTCTATTACTGGTAATTTAAGTTCTTCTGGCTTTTCTATTGAACCATACTTTTTTAGTTGCTCATCTACTTGAACCTTAATAGCATTATTAAAATCATCTCTTGCTGCGTGTCTTGCAAATGGTAATCTTTTTTTATTTGCTTCTGCTTCTTTAGATTGTAATTCTAATTCAAACTTTTCTCTTGCGTTTTTAGTTCTTTTTGGTTTGTTTAGATTAACACCAGGAACCCCGCCTACAGTTAAGTTATTTAACTCTTCTCTTGTCATTGGTCTTATTATTTCTTCCATTTTATTTCCTCCTTAATTTAATTAACACCTATAGGTATTTTAACTTCTACTCCATTTAGTAATTGATCCTTTTCTATTTTCATTGCGTTATTTTCAAATTCTATTTCTTCTATTAATTGCTTTTTTGTTGATTCTATTATTACTTTCTTTCGTTCTTTTTGTTCTTTTTCTTTTTCTTCTAAATAGAATTTCCATTTTTCTTGGAAAGCATTAAATTCATTAAAATAATTTAATTCTTTTTCTAATTTACTTATTCTTTTCTTTCTACTATTTATCCCTTCTTTACAGAGTTTAGTTTCTTGTTTAGTTAATTTTCTTTTCATCTATCTTTCTTCTTTTCTATTTTTCTTTGTTCCTCTTTTGCTTTATTTAAGATTTGTGACACAAACCCTTGTAACTTGCTATATAAATTCTTTAATTCAATAGATAACCTGCCCTTGCTCCAGTTAACATTAATAATAACACCAAATAGAATTAAAGCGAGTCCGAGCCACTCGTGCCCTATAAAATCAAAAAAAGACAGTTCTTCCCACTTATAAATATGCTCAATAAGAAAGAAAGCCCCGAGCACAATAGCCCCAGACCCAAACACATTTTTAAAGTAATTCATTTCAACCTCTTTAACTTCTTCATCTCCTTGTCCGAAAATGTCACATTAATTGTTTTCATATTAACTTCTCTCCTGCAAGTTTATCTATTTTTGAGTGAATAAAATCATAGGTATAATATCCTAATCCATCACTATCTCTATTATCCCCTATTTCTTCTTTCAGTCTTTTTATAAATTCTTTGACATTATAAGCAAACTTTATTTTCTCACTTAAATTAAATTCAGTTTTCATTTTTCACCTCATCTAAATAACTTGGATCTATTAATTTAATTTGTTCGTCTATTGCCTTTCTGCAAAAAGTATCAGGTTTAAAGTTTTTATGCTCGGCAAAGAATAATATTTGTCTAAGATAAAAACCTACACTCTTTTGAGTTATCTTATTCATTGGGGTTACCATCAATTAATTAATTAATCTATGTTTATATATCTTTCGGTTGGACTAAATTCTTTACTTTCTCTGCTGTTTTAGACCAAGTTAGATTTTTTGCTACTTCTACCGCGCATTTACCTTTTTGTTTTACTATTTCTCTGTTTTCAAACGTAAATCGGAGTGCGCGCTTTAACTCTTCTATTTTCGGGGTAGCCCAACTACAAGATTCATACTCAATTTCAAAAGTTACTGGAGCTAATTTGTAATCAATTAACCATCCTGTTTCATTAGTGCAATAATCTATTTGCCCACCATAATTTGTTGTTATTACTGGCTTACCACAGGCCATAGCTTCAAGACAAGGTAAATTAAAAGCCTCTGCTCTTGTTGGGCTTACGAATACATCAACTGAATTATATAATTCGTTTAATTGCTTTTTTGTATAGTTTTCAGGGATAAATGTTATTTTTGGGATTTTTCCTTTTATCTCTGGGAACATAGTAAGTAAATTAGGGATCCCGTAAGCTGGGTTTATCTTTAATATTAATTCTACTTTTTCTTCTGGCTTGAATTCTTCTAAATATGCTTTAATTAGATATTGAATTCCACCACGATCTTCTAAATTTCTAAGTCCTTTATTTGCTAAAAATTTAAAGTCAGCGTGATTATCCACATCCCTAGTTTTACCATCCGTATTTTCTTCCTCTAGTTTGCTTCGTGTCTCCAGATGAGAGTTCGGAAGTGTCTCATCCTTTTTATCGCTGACTATTGGATAAAATGTTTCTAAATCTACTCCGTGTGGGATTTTTACTACTTTGTTACATCCAGCTTCATCTCCAACACCTAACCACGCATCTGGGTCATAATCTTCAAATCCTTTTTTTAAAGCATTGTAAGTGTGTTGAGAAGGTACTATTATTTTATTAATTTTAGGATTCATACATTCATTTACCATCCAAGCTGGTATTTTATCACCCTCCCAAATAAGATAAACTATATTTCTTTTAGCATTACAATGAACCCTCCAATAAAGAGGGTTTGTTATTATTAAATTAATTTCATAATCTTCTTCTCTTTTTATCATTTCAAGTTCTTGATCGTTTACATCTCTTTCCCACCCTATTGGTAAGTTTGTTAAAATCTTACAAGGAATTAATTTATTTAATTCATTAGCTAAACTTCTTGTATGATTAGCATATCCTGATGTCCCAAAGAATTCACCTATTATATTCATTTTCCAATATCTCATCTTTTGCTCCCAATAAATAATTCTCCATCAGTTTTATAAATATAACAACCCCTATCTAATCCGAGAATCCCTTTTTGATATAATTCTGCAACTGCACGATAAACTTCTCCGTCTATTTCAGTTTTTCCAAGTTCTTTCACATAATTTTCCATTCTTTTCCAAAAATCTCCTGCTGGAAGACATTTATA